GGCCAGACTCCGATCTGGCCGCGCAAGCCGAGCCGGAAGAATCAGACGCCGTTCTTCATGGTCGGGGTCGATGCCGCGAAGACTGCGATCTATGACCGGCTGAAGATCCAGGAGCCGGGACCGGGGTTCTGTCATTTTCCGCTTGGGCGCGAGTTGGAGTACTTCGAGCAGTTGACGGCGGAGAAGAAATTCACTCGCTATCACAACGGCTTCCCGAAACAGGAATGGAAGAAGGCGGCTGGCGCGCGGAACGAGGCGCTGGATTGTCGGGTGTACGCCTACGCGGCGCTGTATGCGCTGTATGCAAGCGGATTGCGACTTGGTGCGCACTGCGACAAGTTCGCACAGATGGCGGGTGGTCGGCGCGCTGAGTCGAAACCGGTCAAGCCGCAGCAGGAGCAGCGTGCCGAGGCACCGACCGAAAGCGTGCCGCCCGCGCTCATTGAGCGGACGACTCCCGAGCCGTGGGTGCCACGGAGGAACTGGTTCTGATGGCGCTCACGACTCTGACCGTCGCGCAACTGACGGCGAACCTGAACGCGCTGTACATGGCGTTAGGTAATCCGCTGCTCCGCGCTCGCTTTCCCGATGGACGCGAGGTGCAGTATCGAATTGTTGACGATATTCGGAAGGCCATCGCCGAGACAGAGGACGCTATCCGGGAGGCCAGCGCGCAGAAGACTAGCAAATCGACACTAGCGGAACACCGGCGTGGAGACGGTCCGTGCGTAGAGGGGTTCCCGGGGTGGAAGCTGTGGTGAAATCGTCGCAGGTCGTCTCCCACAACCGGACTTCCTGGGCGTTGGGTGGTGTGTTGGAAGACGCGCATCGCGGCGATTCTCGGAGTGACTGTTCACGAAAATCGCCAGCCCATGATAAGGTAAGATCGGTTCGGCGGGGTGGGCCGCCGATTTCAGACGTCCCCCACCACCAGATTCGGAGCAAATTCGTTGTTTTTCGATCCAGTAACGTGGGCTGTTGGTTATGGTGCGAGTCGCGGGGCCTCTGTTCTCCTCGAGAAAATGTTCGATACGGGAGCTTACAGCGAGATTCAGGCGGTCGCCGCAAAATGGTCGTCCGATCTCCCGGTTGAGATTCGGACGCCATGCGAAGCACTATTTGATGTTGACTTGATTGACATTGGACAACCCGCGCTGTCCAGGAACAAGCTCAAGCAAGCGATCCTGGACCTACACAATGTGCCAACGGAAGACGAGTGGTTCGATGCGTTGGTTGAATCGTGGGAATTCAAGCGGAAACGATTCGGAGCAGACGCGAATGCTTTTTTTAAGCTTGAGAAATCTGTCGCCGAGGAGCACCTACGAAGGCTAGCGAAGGCCATCTTTGGCGCATCCGCCTCGGTTTTGAAATTTTCTCAGCCTTTGGTTCTGAAGTCGGTTCGTGATATTGCGGCTACACAAAGCTTAATTCTTCGCGAGATGGAATCCTTCCGTCCGCCGCTCAACAATGCAACAGCGGACCGAAGCGAAGCAGTTTCTCTCAATTTAGATGTCACGCACATTGAGGAAGGGCAACTTCACCTTCTCAACGAGATGCTTTGCGTCGACTCTCCTGCGGAGGTGATCGCCGGCAGGTATCGAACACATAAACTATGGATCGGGCCTGATGGTTGTAGCGAGGAAGGCGCATCATATGTTCCGATTCAGCCTCAGTATGTTGAGAGTAAGACAAAGTATCTCCTGCAACAATGGAATCATGCTGCGGTCGATCTTGCAAAACTCGACGCCGATCATGTCACGTCCGCGGTGGCGTCTTTTCATCACAGGTTCCTTGAAATCCATCCTTATCCGGATGGAAACGGTCGTGTAGCTCGCGCCATATTAGACCTCCAAGTTCGAAACTTCGCGCTCGCTGGGTCGCCACTCCGGCTCAAGAGTCACGCCGAATACTATTTGGCGCTGCGGGCCGCCGATGATGGTGATCTGGCGCCCCTGATTGCTCTCCTCACTTCGATTCTCAAGAGAAATCTCGGGGACCGGCGGTAACTCGATTCGCCGCGTGCCTGCCGCGAACAGGGTCTAAAAAATGGATCTTGGCGCAACGATCGTAGATTTGGACGAACGAGGTGTCTCCCGGAGAGAGGCCACGCGCGGCCCGAAGCCAGTGCCACTACCGCAATCCGACCGATGCCTGAGAGACGGCGTTAGAGGAAGTGCGCAGCGCGGCCCAGCAGCATTTCCCTGGCGAACTCAATAAGCACGAGTCATGCGAATCAGCCCAGCAGTAATCCAGTGCGACTGCGGGTCGCCCGTTCTCGTCCTAAACGAGCACGGAATGTTCACCTGCTCGAATCCGAAGTGTGTGAACTTCGAAAAGGTGTTTAAGCCGGTCGAGGTGAAGGTGGTTCGCTCTCAGAAGACGTATCGGGAGACCGTGTACACGGCAGCCGAATGAACGTTCTCGATCGCGCCATCAATTTCGTTGCGCCTCGGTACGGGCTGCGGCGGACGCAGGCGCGCATGGCGCTGGAACTGGCCGAGGGCTATCTCGAGCGGCACGCCTCGCGTTTCTCCTATGACGGGGCGAGCGCGGGGCGGCGTGCTTACGGCTGGTACGCGCCATCGACAGACGCCAACGTCGAGTTGATGGGGTCGTTGGTGTGGCTCCGCAACCGGAGCCGCGATCTGATCCGCAACAATCCGTATGCGTCGAAGGCGATTGAGGAACTGGCCGGCAACACGGTCGGGACCGGTATCGTGCCGCAGGCCAAGACGGGCGACGCGGGGCTTGATCGCATCATCGATGCGGAATGGCCGTATTTCGTGGAGAACTGCGATACGCCGCAGCGTCTGGATTTTTATGGCATGCAGTCGTTGATCATGCGCACTGCCGCCGAGAGTGGCGAAGCGATCCTGCGGTTCCGGCCGCGCCTGGCGAAGGACAACCTGCGCGTGCCGCTACAGCTTCAGATCCTGGAGGCCGACTTCCTGGATCAGACGAAGACGATGGGGACGGTCAACGGGCACATCATGCAGGGCGTTGAGTTCGATCTGCTCGGAAGGCGTTCGGCGTACTGGCTGTACACGTATCATCCCGGCGGCGTTCTGATTTTGAATCCGCGCGGCGGAATCCTGAGCCAGCCGATTCCCGCCGAGCAGGTCCTGCACACGTATCGCGTGCTGCGGCCCGGCCAGGTGCGCGGCATTCCGTGGCTCCATCCGGTGATGATGGCGCTGCGCGACCTCGACGATTACGCCGACGCGGAGCGCGTGCGCAAGAAGATAGAAGCCTGCGTGGTGGCGATGGTCACGCAGCCGGAGGGGATCGACGGTTCGACGCTGGGCCTTCAGGGGAAAGATCCGTTGACGCGGAATCCGGTCGAGTCATTTCAACCCGGCATGACCGCGTACTTGAAGCCGGGCGAGGATGTGAAGTTCAACAATCCGCCGGTGGCGGGTGGGTATCGCGAATACAAGATGACTGAATTGCAGGGGATCGCGGCGGGCCTCGGGATTCCTTACGAGATGCTGGCGGGCGATCGTTCGCTGGTCAACTATTCGAGTTGGCGCGGCGGCCAGTTGGGGTTCCGCAACACCATCGAAGGATACCGGTGGCTGACACTGATTCCGATGTTCTGTATGCCGGTACGAAGGCGCGTGATCGATACGCTGGTGCTGCTGGGCAAGGTCCCGGCGAAGGCCGTCACCGATCCGAAGATCAACCTGTACGGCACGCAGTGGACCGCTCCGCGATTTGAATCGGTGGACCCGGTGAAGGATGCCGAAGCGGCGTTGAAGGACATCCGCATCGGGCGAGTGACCTGGTTTGAAGCGGTGGTGGCCAACGGGTTCGACCCCAACGCGCAGATCGAACAGATCGCATTGTTCAACAAGCTAATGGATAAGTACGAAATCATCCTCGACTGCGATCCGCGCAACATGACTCTGCGCGGCCAGGAACAGCCCGCGGCGACCGAGGAACGAACGCCGACGAGCAAAGCTGTGCCGGGCGCGCCGAGGCCCACGAATCAGTCAGCCAAGCTCTCCGAGGAGGACCTCGGAATGA